GCCCCCATGCCTAACTATTGTTACTATCCCTTCATAGTGCTAGGTCTATTACATCTAGTTTCTGAGCTAGGTCTAATACATCCAGTATTTTGATCGTTCGTATTCAATATGGTTATAGGTTTGCACCTGCCTAATTTTGCACAATCCCCCCCCGTTACTAGTTCTCAACTAGTCCATGCTCTGGAGAGAAGTGATGAGGATATATTGGTTTTCAGGAATTAAGTACTGAACCATTCAATTTCCTATTGCGGCGCGCATGCAATAAAGTTTAAAGACTAATGATTGTAGCGTAAGGTTGAGTTGGACAGGCGGAAAATCGCTGGAAGTCCTGAGCCTCAATGCGGCAACCCCGTGAACAAAGCTCCGTGTCTCCTCTCGCAGATGGAGTACGAACTGGTCCACTTGAGTCAGTGTGACAACAACGGCATCGCTGTTGCAGTTCTAAATTCTTTGGCTTAACAAAAACAATAGAAATGGAAATGGTCGTAGCCAGAATCGACCCAAGTCTTCGCCTTCGGCTTGTAAAACAAAGATTGGTAGTTCCGCAGACAAAGCTTATAAGCCCAAGACGGGTGATAAAGCTTATCTGCCCCCTCGCTCGATTAAATTCGAGCAACATAATCATCTCGTTGAGGTAGTTAAGTGCCTCAAGGCCGAGATGAAGTCTGATTCCAGTTTGTGGCGTATCCATGACGCCTTTACGACCTGTGTTAAGGGTTGTCAATCCGCTCAAGAATTGGCCAAATTGGTCAAATTGAGAGTTGGACATATGACAAAGTCAGAGTTCGCTTACTATGATAAGTGTTGCGAGCGTCTGGCCACCTTATATAGGAAATCAAACCCTCGGAAACGGACCCAAAATAGTCCCACGAAAGGGGAACGTGAAATCAACATGCTGTTTGAGCCACAAATCAATGATAGTGATATGGCTGGCGAATTGACAGTACGTGTATTATACATGTTCCTTTGTAGTGGAGACATCTTTTGGCAACCTTGGCGCGTTCGTGATAACATCTGTCTGCCCAAGAATTATTACCCTGATTTGGAGAATTATTGGACTGATTGGATTATTAATTACGGCGCGTCTGACCTATCTCAGTTTATTGGACAAGCCTTGGAGCCATATTTCCGCAATCTCAATGATAGGGTGTTGCCCCCATTGTGTAGTAGTGTATTTTACTCGCAGTGGAGGAGATTCCCTTGGTTCAGGTCTACTGATGTCTTTCATGATTTGTGCTATAAGCATAGCATCGATCTTGATGTAGACTACAGCGACTCTGGGGCGGGAGGTTCGATTGATTCACCTGATGTCACACTTGATGGAGTTGAGGTCACCCAATTGGGCGATTTTGAACCCCACATGTTGGGCAATTTATTCTCTGATGTTGGACAGTCCGGCTTGAGTGACGTCGCCGCCTCCTTTGAGGATGTTGCGGAGTCTTTGCGCTATGCCGGTGAACAGTTCGGAGGGCTGAATCAAACGATTCCTGGTTCTGTTAAGCTGGCAATGTCCAGTTTCGATGCAATGCGTGAAGAGATGGCCGCTTCTCGTGGCCTAGCCGAGCGCTTTATCGACAAAGTTGAAAAGGATGACGGTGTGAAGGTTAACCATTCGGTGAGCGTCCCGTCGTTCAGCCTAACAAACATTGTTGAGTTGCTTTGGAAAAACCGTGGGACTGTTGGTGTGGCGATTACGATCGGTGTAGCTGTGTATCTTAAATTTAAGGGTGACAGCTGCAACGCTCGAAACATGCTCATGCTTGGTCTCATGATCTGCGGTGTTGCCATTGCCCCTATGGTTGTCCAGAGGGTTGACGACTTTTTTCACTCCTGTGGGGTGGAATCTGAGTTTGAACCGCACATGGCAGATATGGATGGTTTGTTCAAATCTGGCATGTTTTTGCTTCACAGCATTTTGTTTTCCGCTAAGTGTAGGGACGAAACATTTGCTGAGCGGCTTCGCGGCATCATTAACTCAGCGAGCTCTTTCCCCAAAAGGTATAGTGATATTTATGAGTCCCTCGAGGGCTTCATCACTTTATTCAAAGTGGTCATGGAGAAAATCTTGGAACTCAGTGGGACAGACAAGTCCTTCATGCGTTATTTCGATAAGTATCCCAAGGCCACTATTTTGTTGGAAGAGGCTAGTTTGCTGATGGAGGAAACCTCAAAGGATCCACATCCAGTGAGTGTCCGCCCTAAGATCGACGTTCTGGTCCATAAGATCCGCGATGTCCTAGTACAATATAAGGATGATCGCGAATTTGTGGGCACTTCCCGCTTACTACAAGAATGTCTCAACAAGCTTGAGGCTTTGACCAATGAGCTGGAAGTGCGTGGTTTGGGGAAGGACGTTATGCGTGTTCCGCCCAAGACACTGTTGCTTGGTGGCCCTCCCGGTACCGGCAAATCATATGTTGTTAAGAATTTGACGTCGTTTATTACTCAGATTCTTACAAAAGATGATAGTGTTACTCGTGAACTCATGAAGAAGTTTGGCTACAAAGCCGTTGCCCGAGATTTTGTCTACTCGAGAAATTCTAGTGACAAGTATTGGGAGGGCTACCGCCATCAGCCGATTGTAGTTCTCGACGAAGTTGGTGCTGTAAGGGACATGGCTGGAAGCGCTCAAGAGGATGGTGAAATGCACTCGTTCCTGCGAATGGTTAACGATGTACAATATAACCTCAACATGGCGCACTTGGACAACAAAGGTAAGATCGACTTTACCTCGCAGTACATCATTGGCACAACAAACCAAGTGTACTTCAAGGTTGAGTCATTGAATACTCCTGCTGCCTTTGGGAGGCGCTGGACCTACCTTGAGGTCTCTGTCGATCCCCGTTTTGGCATGAAGGTCAAGGACGAGAATGGACATGAGTATTATCGTCCAGACTTCGACAAGATCAAGAAACTCATCCCAAACGCGGAGTACGACGACTTCGTTGCGGCTTCTATGTTCCTCGTTTTTAGGAAGCGGATATCACTCTTCGCCCCTGGATATGAGGGTCAAGACATGCGTACGCCAGATGTGTACCGTCTCATCCAAGAACAGCTGCGGGATCGTGACCGTGAGATTAAGCTTAAATCCGAGCAATACTCGGTATTGAGTAGTATCCACGAGCGTTTCCTGAATGGTGAGTTCAAGGAGGACTATGGTATTAGCCCCACCGTCCCTGCCGCTGCTGAAGGCTTTGAGCCCCAAATGGACAACTATGTCTGCCACTGCAAAGTTTGCACTCATTCTGTCACCGGTTACGTGGAGCACATGCCAGATGTCATGACGTATACTGATTGCACTGGTGGTGAAATTCGGATCACTAAGGAAATGTACCTTAAATTCCTCAGTGAACCCTTTGACACCCCAGATGTATTGGGACAAGAGTGGGCCCCCGTGCGAACTCGTGATGGCTGCTTGCGACAAGAACTCATGAAATATGACCCCGATAGGAGGAATCTATCTGAGTGCATTCGCGAGCATGTCCGGAAATGGAAGTTCTTTTGCCTTACTTTCTATGGCAATTGTAAGCTGGCCGCTTATGTTGAATTAAGGAAATCGTTAGGAGAAGTGTTGAAACTTGTTGGTAAGTTTCTGCTCTACTTTTACTCGTTCAAAGCCCTGTTCAAAATTGGTGAACTAGCTAAGAATCACCTCTTTGGCCGTCCAAAACAGGGATCTGACTATGAGGCCCAGTTCCGAGACCAACAGAGCGTTGATGTTGCCAAGAAGATCGTCTCTCGCAATGTTGTTTGCATTTCTGATGTGGATGGCACTCATCGTGGCTTTGCCTTATTCATTGAGGACAACATCATGGTAGTACCACAACATTATGTGCGCTATTGGGAGGACATGGCCCGCCAAGATCCAAAGAAACGTTTGATGATTCGCCGCTTAGGTGATATGGAAGACCACCAGAGATTGTACATTGACGTCGCTGTCTTGTTAGATCCCGGTACCCATTTTTACTTTAATGGCGAGAACTCTGATGTCGTGGCGGTCTATGTGGAAAGCAAAGTCCTGCAGCGGTTTGCTAGTGTTCGTCAATTTGTCGTTAATAAACGGTTGGGCCCTGAGGGCGAGTTGACCATCCCAGATGTCGACATTGGCACTTTAACTTGGACGCTCGATGTGGCTCCGTTTGCTCGGCATGGCCCAGTTAGCTACGTCGTTGGAAGTAGCCATTTTGAGACGGATAATGTCATCGCATACCGCAAGCACACTCGAAAGGGTGATTGCGGTATTCCCTTCTTTTTAAGGGACAAGATGGCTGGGTGTAACCGACTTGCTGGCATTCACATTGCCGGATCAAAGGCTGGTGAACTCAAGGGGATCGGCATTTTATATTCCCAAGATACCCATGATAGAATCATTGAACACTTCAGTAATCTAGGTTTCTTTATTATTGAGGCACAGATGTCTATGGACCCTGCCATCTTGCTGGATGACGATGTCTCCTTCTATGAACTTTATGACGTTCCGGATGAGAAACGAGTCCCTGGCAAAGTGAACTTGGGAATCTTGAAAGCGGCACCTGGCCCTACCAAGACTTCCATTGTGAAGAGTCCCCTTCATGGGAATTTGCCTTATGAACCAAAGACGAAACCGGCTTTCCTTAGACCTTTCATTTCTCGGTTTGATGGGAAATTGAAAGATCCGGAGAAAATTGCCACGTCAAAATACCACAAGTCCATGGGTGGCATTGATGAAGCCATGGTGCGCGTTGCTG